TCTTTCTTTGCTAGTGTTTACCCTACTATTACTTCTGGTCAAAATACAAAAGTAATTATAGTTTCTACACCACACGGGATGAATCATTTCTACCGTATGTGGCACGATGCGGAAAAAGCAAAGAATGAATATAAACCAACTGATGTTCATTGGAGTCAAGTTCCTGGTAGGGATGAAGTATGGAAAGAACAAACAATTGCAAACACATCTGAACAGCAGTTTAAAGTTGAGTTTGAATGTGAGTTCTTAGGATCTGTTGATACTTTAATTGCTCCTAGTAAGTTGAGGAGTATGGTTTATCAAACTCCCGAAAAAACAAATGCTGGATTAGATGTATATGTTGATCCTGTAAAAGGGCATGACTATGCACTTACTGTTGATGTAGCCAGAGGTGTATCTAAAGATTACTCTGCATTTGTAGTGATTGATATAACAGAGTTTCCCCATGCTGTAGTTGCAAAATATAGAAACAATGAAATTAAACCAATGCTTTTTCCATCAATAATTGAAGAAGTAGGTAAAAGTTATAATGAGGCATTTGTTTTATGTGAAGTAAATGATGTTGGGGATCAAGTAGCCTCCATATTAAACTTTGAATTGGAATATAAAAATCTTCTTATGTGTTCCATGAGAGGTAGAGCAGGTCAGATAGTAGGACAAGGATTTTCTGGTAAGAAGACACAACTTGGAGTTAAGATGTCCAAGACTGTAAAGAAAGTAGGTTCTCTTAACTTAAAGACTTTGATTGAAGAAGATAAACTTCTCTCATGCGATTATGATATTATGAGTGAGTTAACCACATTCATTCAAAAAAGCAATTCATTTGAGGCAGAAGAAGGATGTAATGATGACCTTGCAATGTGTCTTGTCATATATGCATGGTTAGTTGCACAAGACTATTTTAAAGAACTCACTGATCAGGATGTAAGAAAGAGATTGTATGAAGAACAGAAGAATCAGATAGAACAAGACATGGCTCCATTTGGTTTTATGGATGATGGATTGGGTGAAAATAGTTTTGTTGATGATGACGGTGATAGATGGTTTCAGGGAGATGAGTATGGAGACAAGTCATATATGTGGGAATACCTTTCGTAAAGTTGGTTTTTAATAAATATTTGAAGATTAATTGATAAATTCGGAGAAAGAAAACATGGCCACTCCCCAATTATCTCCTGGAGTACTGATAAGGGAGGTTGATTTAACTGTAGGAAGAGCTGAAAACGTTTTAGATAATATTGGTGCTATTGCAGGACCATTCTTACAGGGACCAATTGACGATCCTGTTGATATTGCGACAGAGCAGGATTTACTAAATGTTTTTGGAGAACCACAAAACACAGACGCACAGTATGAGTATTGGATGACCGCTTCATCATATCTTTCATATGGTGGTGTTCTTAAAGTAGTCAGAAGTGATGACGCAGATCTTAAGAATGCTAATGCTGGTGTTCAAGTAGCAGCTGCAGACGTTAAAGTAAAAGGTTATGAAGATTACGTTGAGAACTATGCAGATGGTTCTACTTTCTTCTACGGTGCTAAAAATCCAGGTACTTGGGCAGAAAATTTAAAAGTATGTACTATTGATGCTCAAGCAGATCAAAGAATTACAGTTCCAGCAGCAGCAGTTACTGCAGCAACAGTTGGATTTGGTATTACTGAGTCCGTAAGTAATGTAGTTATTCCTGGTGCAGGAAGTACATCAGCATTCACTGGACATATTAAAGGTATTATTACTGGTAAAGATGCAACAAGCAATACACTTGATGTTAAGGTTCTTTCCAGAGTAGATACTGCTGGTACAGAAACAGCAATTGATTATGCAGAGGGAAGTGATTTTGCAGCATTCTCTGCAACCGCAGTTCTTAATATAGTTAACAACTCTGGTGCAGTTGTTGCAGGTGGTGCTCATACAGCAACAGCTGCTGTTGATTGGTATGATCAGCAACAATTAACTCTCACTAATGCAAATATTTTCTGGAAAGAAATTGCATCAAAACCTGCTACATCATCATATGCTAATGATAGATCTGCTAAGAACGACGAAATTCATGTTGTTGTCGTAGATGACTTTGGAACCGTTAGTGGAATCAAGGGTAACATTCTTGAGAAGCACGTAGGTCTTTCTAAAGCAAAAGATGCAGTTTCTGCAGTTAATGCTCCACAGAAGACATACTATGAAGATTTCCTTGCATTAAATTCAGCAAATCTTTTTGCAAGTGCTAACCCATCATCAGTTGGATTAACAACTTATCTTGCTTCATCACCAACACCAACACCAACAGGATTCTCTGCTGGATATACAAAAGTTACTGATGGCGATGGTCTTTGGGGACAAGATGCTCAAGGAGTAACCTACGCTGCAATCGGTAATGTTACATACACTCTAACAGGTGGTAAGAATTACAGTACAGGTGCTGCAGGATCTGCAGGTAACTTAAAAGCAGAATTAGGTTCTCTTAAGACTTCTTATGAGTTATTCAACAACCCTGAAATAGAAGTTGATTACTTAATCATGGGGCCAGGTTGTTCAACCAAATCAGAATCTCAAGCAAAAGCAAATAGTTTGATTGCTATTGCTAATCTTAGAAAAGATTGTGTGGCAACTGTTGGACCACACAGAGCAGATATTGTTAATATAACAAATACTGACACTCAGACTACAAACCTAATAAACTTCTTTAGTCCACTAACTTCATCATCTTATGCAATATTTGATAGTGGTTACAAGTACGTTTATGATAGATTTAATAATAAGTTTAGATATGTTCCTGTCAATGGAGACGTTGCTGGATTGATGACTCGTACAAGTGTTGTTGCATTCCCTTGGTTCTCACCAGCAGGACAACAACGTGGTACTATTAACAATGCAATTAAACTTGCATATAATCCAACAAAGGCTCAAAGAGATAAGATTTATCCTGCGAGAATTAACCCAGTTATTACACAACCTGGTGTTGGAACAATTCTATTCGGTGATAAGACCGCATTAGGATTTGCATCTGCGTTCGATAGAATTAACGTTCGTCGTTTATTCCTTACAATCGAGCAAGCACTTGAGGGTGCAGCAAATGCTCAACTATTTGAACTTAACGATGATTTAACAAGAGCAAACTTTAGAGCAATTGTTGAACCATTCCTTCGTGATGTTGAAGCAAAGAGAGGTCTTAACGGATTCCTCGTTATTTGTGATGAAACCAATAACACACCTGATGTTATTGATAATAATGAGTTTAGAGCAGACATCTTCCTGAAGCCTGCTAAGTCCATCAACTATGTTACACTTACCTTCGTTGCCACCAGAACTGGTGTTAGTTTCGAGGAAGTAGCAGGTCGAGTTTAATTTAAATTACAAATAACCAAAGGAGGAAAAATTAACAATGGCATTTTCATTAAGTACATTTAAAAGCTCGCTCAGAGGTGGTGGTGCAAGACCTAATCTGTTTAGAGTCGAAATACCAGGCGGAATACCTGGTGGAAACACACTAGAAGCAAAAGATCAACTTTTAATCAAAGCTGCTCAATTGCCTGAGTCTGCAGTTGGTATAGTAGAAATTCCTTTTAGAGGAAGAACTTTTAAGGTTGCAGGTGATAGAACATTTGCACCTTGGACAGTAACTGTTATTAACGATGAAGACATGGCAGTTAGAAAGGCTATGGAACAGTGGATGCAATTTATTGCACAGTATCAAGATGGTTCTGGAGAAAATACTCCTGGTGATTATATGAGAGAAGCAACTGTTACTCAATTAGTAAGAACACCATCTAATAAAGGTGGTACTATTGGTGGTGGTCTTTCTGATTCAACTCAGTATAAGTTCCATGATATTTTCCCAACTAATATCAGTGCTATTGATTTATCATATGATTCTTCTGATACTATCGAAGAATTTACTGTTGAATTCCAAGTACAGTTCTGGGAACCACTAAATTATTCATCATAAGGTAGTAAGTATAGTATTTTTATGCTATACTAAATACTACAGTAACTATAGAAGTTTAGATAATGTCTAAATTGTTTGGATTCTCAATAGAGGATAACGAACCAATTTCACCAGACGTAGTTTCCCCCGTACCTCCAAATAACGAGGACGGGGTTGACTACTATCTGAGCAGTGGATTTTTTGGTTCATATGTTGATATAGAGGGAATCTATAAAACTGAATATGAATTAATCAGGAGATATCGTGAGATGTCTTTGCATCCTGAATGCGATAGTGCTATTGAAGATGTTGTAAGCGAAGCTTTAGTGTCTGATTTGAATGATAGTCCTGTAGAATTAGATTTAGATCATTTAAATGCCAGTGATGGTATTAAGAAAAAACTTAGAGATGAATTTAAATATATAAAAGATTTATTGGATTTTGATAAAAAAGCACATGAGATATATCGTAACTGGTATATAGATGGAAGGATTTACTATCATAAAATGATAGATTTAAAAAATCCACACGAAGGTATTCAAGAATTAAGATATATTGACGCAATAAAAATGCGTTATGTAAGACAGCAGAAGAAAAACGATAAAGACAAATATATGGTTGGTATGAGAAATACCAATCAAAATCCAATGGATTATGAGTGGCCTGAAATTGAAGAATATTTTGTTTATAATCCTAAAGCAGGATATCCAACAACAGGCAGTGCATCAGCAAGTGGTGGTATAAAGATTGCAAAAGATGCAATTTCATATTGCACATCTGGATTGGTAGATAGAAATAAAGGAAATACCTTATCATACTTACATAAGGCAATTAAATCTCTCAATCAATTAAGAATGATTGAAGATTCACTTGTAATTTACAGATTATCTCGTGCTCCAGAAAGAAGAATATTTTATATTGATGTAGGTAATCTCCCTAAAGTTAAGGCAGAACAATACCTTCGTGATGTAATGAATAGGTATCGTAATAAGTTAGTATATGATGCTAACACTGGTGAAGTCCGTGATGATAAAAAATATATGGCAATGTTGGAAGATTTCTGGCTTCCAAGAAGAGAAGGTGGTAGAGGAACAGAGATTACTACCTTACCTGGTGGACAAAACTTAGGAGAAATTACTGATATTGAATACTTTAAGAAAAAATTATTCAAGTCACTTAATGTTCCTATCTCTAGAATTGAAGGAGATGGTGGATTTAACCTTGGTAGATCATCAGAAATACTAAGAGATGAATTAAAATTTAGTAAATTTGTTGGACGTTTGAGAAAGAGATTCTCAGGATTGTTCAATGATATGCTTAGAACTCAGTTACTTCTTAAGAATATTGTCACCCCAGAAGACTGGGAAACAATGAGTGAACATATACAATATGACTTTTTATATGATAATCATTTTGCAGAATTAAAAGAAACTGAACTCTTTAATGAAAGATTAGCATCTGCAACATCTGCTGAACCTTACGTTGGAAGATACTTCTCTCAAGATTATGTAAGAAGAAAACTTCTAAGACAGACTGATGAAGAGATTATTGAGCAGGATAAGATCATGAAAAAGGAAATTAAGGATGGTGTTATTGTAGATCCAATGGCTCAACCTATAGATCCTCAGACTGGTCAACCAATGCCAATGGATTTGGGAGCTCCAATCATGGAACCTGATTTAGAAAAACAAGCTGCTGCTACAGATGCAACTGAGATGCCCTCTGGTGGAGAGATATAAATATTAAGAAGTATATATGTTTTTGATTTAAAATGGAAGACAATTTAATGGATATGATCATTGCTGATGAGTCTCCATCCAATATTAGCGATAAGATCAAGGATATTCTTTTTGCTAAGTCAGCAGAAAAGGTAGATAATTTCAGACCAGAGGTTGCTGATTCTACCTTTAATTCTGGTGAAGAAGAAGTAGAAACAGAAACGCCTGAAGCGTCTGTAGAAACAGAAACAGATGAAGAAGAGTAGTATTTATAAATAACTATTAATGTAATATTAGATTTAATAATGGCACATCAACCAGTTGGCAGTAATGTTGCTCGATCTACTAGTGGTACTAGTGCAAAAACGGGTGCTATTGCTCAACAAACACCATATTTAAGAATAGTTAATGCTGGTAGTAATGGTGCATTTGTTAAGGTTGGTGATGGAGAGCCAACTGCAACAACTGCAGATTATTATGTATCAACATCTGAACCAGCAGTTATTGCTTTGGGTGCTGTAGCATCTGGGCCTATAGCAGCGATTACTGCAGGTAATCCTACAAAATTATATGTTCCGACAGGAGGTTCGACACCTTTTCAAGTAGGACAAACAGTTTCTTTAACAGTTACTGGACAGTCTTATTGGGATTTTGAACATAAATCAATTACTGCGGTTAGTGCTGGATTTGATCCAGAAGGATTCCAAGCAGCAGAGATAACAGTCGATACTAATACGACTGGTATTGCTACTCAACCAGTTGCAAATACTGCAGATTTAAGAAGATCAGTTAAACTTGCTGCTTTACAACATAGTGGTTCAACCACTTTAATGGTACAACAGATTCAGGTTACAGGAGCGTAATTACTAATGAAACTCATAAGAGAAGAAATAGAAAGTGTAGAATTTATTACCGAAGAAAAAAACGGTAAAAAATCTCTTTTTATAGAAGGTATTTTCCTCCAAGGAAACATTAAAAACCGTAATGGTAGAATGTATCCTATGGATACTCTTCGTAGAGAAGTTGAAAGATACAACGAATCAAATGTTGGTACTGGTAGAGCACTTGGTGAACTAGGTCATCCTGATGGTCCTACAGTAAACCTTGATCGTGTATCTCATAAAATTGTTTCACTTAAAGAAAGTGGTTCTAATTTTATTGGAAAAGCAAAGATCTTGAATACCCCAATGGGTAAGATTGCGGAGAATTTAATTTCAGAAGGAGTTAAATTAGGTGTATCATCCCGTGGTATTGGTTCATTGAAGCAAACCAAAGAGGGATTCAATGTTGTTGGTGAAGACTTTATGTTAGCAACAGCAGCAGATATAGTTGCTGATCCATCAGCTCCCGATGCATTTGTTGAGGGAATTATGGAAGGTAAAGAGTGGGTATGGGAAGGAACCATACTTAGAGAGAAATTTGCATCGGATGCAAAGAGGAGAATCAACACTTTAGTTGATCAAAAAAGGCTAGAAGAGAACAAATTAGATCTCTTCAATGAGTTTATTAACTCATTGTAAAGTCAAACAGTATAAATAAATATAGATTTTTTCACAAAAAAGGAATTCGGAGAAACTTCAAATGTCTAGTGGCAACAATTTACAAGCAATGGAAGAGGACGTTAAGCAATCCAAGACTGCAGTGAATGCTAATGCAGCACCAGCTCAGGCTATGGAGAAGCTTACCACTGGTGGTACACCACCTACAGTGGAAGACCTTGGCGGTCCAACACCAGAAAACTACAAACCAGATGACAATTCAGCAAAACTTAAAGATGCTGCTGGTACGCTAAAGCAAGTTAGGGACGTAGTTAACAAGAAGGCTGTTAAAGCAGAAGAAACTGAGGTTTCTGACGAATCCGTTCTTGAGGAAGAAGAAACTACTACTGAAGAAGTAGTTGCAGAAGAAGAAACAACTACTGAAGAAGTGGTTGCAGAAGAAGAAGCAACTGAAGAACCAGTAGTTGCAGAAGCACCTGATTACACAGAAATTAATGTCGAAGAAGACGTTAACGCTCTTGTAGAAGGTGAAGAGCTCTCCGAAGAGTTTAAGAACAAAGCAAAAACAATCTTTGAAGCAGCACTTAAAGG